TGCTCGTCTTGTGACCACCTTCATTCGCTGCCGAGGCGAAGGCCTCATTGGAGAGGAGTGGGTGCCATTGTCCGATTGGGAGCTTACTGACACTGAGCAAATGACCCGCCCCATCATCCAAAAAGCAATGGAATTTATCATTGCTGAGCAAGGAGCGGAGGAAAAAGCAAAAGCAAAAAAAGCGCCGCTGAAGCCAGTGGAAGCGTTGCCCAGCGATTAGAAGATGAGGCTAGAGAGCAATTAAGAAATCTCACTGATTGGAACAAAATTTATTTCAGACTGAGTTCTTCATGTCTGCATGATCCTCGTTGGCATGCCGAGAATTTTGCCAAGCAACCAGTGCCGGACGTTATCGCGGCATTGAAATACATTGAGAAGCACGATATCACTCAGTACAACATTCAAAGCGTTACAACTGCCAAGCTTGCCATGGTTGTACTTGGAGGGCTAGCTGGCAAGAAAGCAAAAGCAACCACGGAAGATTTCCTTCCCTTTGACACTCGCAAGCTGAAGAAAGAAAATGGCCTCACTGAGGAAAGCCTGGCTATCTTCCAGAAGCTCATGAAAGAGAGGCGTCTTGATGGACGCCTCCTTGCATTGATGGCAGATGACCTAAAAAACGCTGCAATGCGTGGTGGAGATTAGACTTAGAGAAAATATAGTCCCCATAATATCTAATGGCTGGGAATGCTGCTGAACTGAGGCTGCAGGTAACGCTGGATCGCCAGTTTTTCAGAGGCCAGCTTGCTGCTCTCGGCCAGATTGCATCGGGCTACCGCGTTCCAATTAATGTCACATTTGATCGAAGAGCTATCCAGGGTGAACTGAATAAATTAGGGGCAAATATTCGTCAACGGAACTACCGACTTAATGTACAGACTAATCTTGAAGCAGAAATTAGAGCGGCCCAAAGATTAGCCACAGAGCTGGACAAGCTAGGGAAAGCAAAAACCGCAGGGACTGTAGGCGGCTCAATAGGAAGCGCTCTGACTCTTTCTGCGCGTGAAGGCGGCCTTGTTAAAGGAGACGTAGAAAAGCTGTACAGGGCAGCGGCTGCCGCTGGCATTGTGGCTTTCAACTATGAAACCACCAGAAGCAAGGCCAAGATGGCGGCGGCTTTGAATGTGGCTGGTAGAGACGCGATCGAAGGATTGCTTAATGGCATTAAAAGTGGCGATCAAAAAGTTGCGGCTGCCGCTAAAGGCCTTGGCAAAGAACTTATTGCATCGTTAAAAACTGTTCTGCAAATTCAGTCACCATCCCGCGTCATGCGGACGATGGGTGATTATGCGGCTGAAGGCTTTGAAATTGGCCTAACACAAGGCTTGCAGGAAGCACAAAGCTCTGCCGTGGCTCAAATGCGAGCAATGCTTGCGGCGTTGCAAGGGGAGGCTTCTAAATTTGGCCCCGCCTTGATGATGGCCATGGGCGGTGGCGGTGGGGCTGCGGGCTTGCGCGAAGCCCTGTTGATGCAAGCAGGCATGGCTGGCCTGTACAAGCCACAAACCGTTGGCCAGCGCATGTTCTCTCAAGCAAGAGGAGCAATTGCGGCTGGAGGCCCGCAGGGCGGTGCCTACACGGGAGGCGCTTTGCCTTCATATCAAATGGGGCGTCTGCCTGTTCAAGGCCCTGGTCTGCCCGTGCGTGGGCTATTTGCCGCTGGAACGGCAGTTCGCGAAACTCCAATAGCAGGCTTGTTAGGCCCTGCTGGATCCACAGGTCTTGGCGTTTCGTCCATTGCTCAGAGATTTGCAGAAAGAGAGCGCATTGCTCGCTTGCGTTCTGACATCCGCGCTGCATCGGTTTATCGAGAGGATCGAGCGGCTGCGGTGGTGTCTGGACAAGTGCCCTTGAGCGGTGGTGGACCTTTCTTGCCTCCAGGGGCGGGTGGAGGAGCTGGCGGTGGCCGAGGAGGATTTGGAGGGCTTGGAGGATTTGGAGGGCTTGGAGGAGGCATTCCTAATCTGCCCGGTGCGGGTGCCATCAGAGAATTAGGCAACGAATTTGGGAATGCAACAAAACAAGTGCTGTTGTTTGGCACGGCCTACAAAGCATTGGCGTTTTTGACCAATTTCCCTGCGCAAGTTAGTCAGTCAGTTGCTTCGCTGCAAACATTCCGCAATACGCTTCAAGCCATTAGCCCAACTGCTCAAGAGGCTGCAGCATCCAATCAGAAGATTCTTGATCTTGTAGACAAATATAATATTCCCCTTGAATCTGCTCGCAATGGATTCACCAAGCTGTATGCATCTATGCAGCCCGCTGGATTTAGTGGAGACGAAATCCGCAACTTATTCGAGGGCGTGAGCAAAGGCGCTGCCACCTTCGGGATGAGTGCTGACAAGGTTGATCGCGTGAACTATGCCTTTGCTCAGATGGCAAGCAAAGGGCAGGTGATGAGCGAAGAACTGAAAGGGCAGCTAGGCGATGTGCTGCCTGGCGCAATGGCCATCTTTGCCGAAGCTGCTGGCTTCAAAGGGCCAGATGCAATTACAAAATTCTCTGCCGCATTAGAAGCCGGTACATACAAAGGCGAAGCGATGCGCGTATTGCTAAATAACGTCGCCATAGGCATGAACAAGGAATTCGGCCCTGGTGCTGAGGGAGCGGCAAAGAGTTTCCAGGGTGCGCTTAACAGAATGCAGAATTCGTTGACGCAACTATACGAAGCGTTTGAACCCGTAGCTGTTGGCTTCTTGAATCAAGTGGTCATGCCAATGACCAGCGGCATCAAGACGCTCGCGGATGGCTTCAAGGCGTTCTTCTCTGGAACTGCAGCAACAACCATTGGGGGGAATCAATTCAAGGCGCAATTAGAACAATTGCGCCCATCTTTTGATGGCATTAGGCAAAACATTGTGCAATTGTTGCCAGTGTTTCAAGAACTTGGAAAAATCGCTTTAGAAGTTGGCAAGCTTTTCTTGCAAGTTGCAGGAAATCCTATTACTGGCTTCTTCCTAAGAACCTATGCGGCAATCCTTCCTGTCACTGTTGCAATTAGGGCCTTAAACCTACAGGCTCTTGTGCCATTGATTGCTTCTCTATTGAGAGCTATTCCAGCGTTTACTGCATTTAGCGCTGCGGCACTGAGGGGCAGTAGTTCAACAATGGCCTTGCGAGCCGCAGCTCTGTCTACGGGGCAGACAGCCTCCGTGGCTGCTGGGCAAATTCGCATGATGAGCGCAGCTCTTTCAACTTTAGGCTCCGCTGCAATCATGGCTGGGATTGGAGTGTTGATTGAAAGGATTATGACATTGAAATCTGCTGTTGATGGCGTTTCGATGTCCACTCAGGCGATGATGCAAAGCATCTCCAGCATGGCAAATGTTGGATCAGTCGGAGTGCTGAAGAATGTTGCTGCTGATACTCAGAAGCAATTGGCCACATTCAGAAATTTGCGTCAATATGTAGGAACGCGCCCCGGAGAAAGACAGAAACTCACTCCAGCGGCAGCGGCTCAAATGGAGTCACTGGGTCTTGGCGGAATTCTTAGTGGCCCGAATCGTGTTACTGGTGAGCGTCAAGTTATTGACCCAGCACTGGGCGCAAGGATTATTGATGCCAGGATTGAGGGATTAAATAAGGTTTACGCTGAAACACAGAAAAAGCTCCCGCTAGCGCAAAAAGTTGCGGCTGATCTTGCAAAACAATCCGAAAATCAAGCAAAACTCACGGCAATTCCTGGCGGCGGCGACGCTGGCGGCGCCACTGGAGCCAAGCCAACTCCATATGTAGATAAAGGCTTGGAAGAAATTAAAAATAGATTTGGAGAAGCAAAGGCAAAACTGGATAAGTCTCTGGCAGAAGCGGATATTTCTCAATACACATATGACATTGAACTATCCAAGCTTCAGCTTGATCAAGACAAGGCGCTAATTGAAAAGCAAAAATCAATCACAATCACTAAGATTGGTCAATCGCGAATGACTGATCTTGATAAAACTCGTTCACTAACGCAGGCCGAGGAGAACTATACAACTGCCCTTCAAAAAGCTACGGCTGCAAAAGAAGCCCGCGATGCGAAGGCTTTCTCTAAGTTGACAGAGCCCATTACAAAAGCTATTCGCGACGAGAATATTGCCTTGGTCGAGAATGCTTCTCGCATTGCAGCGTTAAGAGAAGGGCGCTTGCAACTGACTGCAACAGAAGAAGCTGAGCTCCTTGTTCGGGAGAAGGCCAAAGAATACGACGATAAAGATCGCGAAGTAGCACGCGCAAAACTTGATGAACTCAGACAGGTGATTGCTGCCCGCATTGAAAACAATCGTCTTCTTGAGCATGAAACTACGCTTGCAAACTTGAGAAATCAAATTCAATTTACTGGCGCCGGATTCAGGGCAGGATTCCTTGGGGAAGCGGGTGCTGCTTATGAAAGCGCTCTTCAGTCTGGGCGTTCTGAACAGCAAGCCTTGGATGCGGCAAAGCTTACTGAGCAATTAACCCTGCTCAAGATGCAAGCCGACCTCACCAGGCAGTCCATCGAGGGCATTGGCGGCGCCTTTGCAACCACCATGATTGACGGCACGCTTGCCCTGGCAGAAGGCAGCAAGAGCACGAAGGAAGTGTTCGCTGATTTGCTTAAGAGCTTGGCTCAAATCTTGATGAACGCTGCCAAGCAAATGATCGCCACTTACATCGCCATTGGTATTGCTCGCATGTTTGCGGGCATGGGCGGCGGTTCCAAAGGTGGTCCTAATCTGTCCGGCTTGAGCTCATATGGCGGCGGTGGTGGCAGCATGCCAACCATTGCAGACTTCCCTCTTGCTGGAAGCAGGGCAAATGGTGGCCCTGTGAGCCGTGGCAGGTTCCCCTACATGGTTGGAGAGCGTGGTCCAGAGCTCTTCATGCCTGAAACCAGTGGTCGCATCATCAAGACCGAAGACTTCAAGAGAATCGCAGCCATGGGGCCAATGGCTCCATTCTTTGCCGCAATGATCCTGCCTTCTCTTGGCTACCAGTCCAACATACAACCCAGTGGTGGCTGGGCTTCCAGATTCTCTGGCATACCACGGGCCAACGGAGGACCAGTGGCGGCAGGTTCTAATTATTTAGTTGGCGAACGCGGCCCTGAAATGTTTGTACCAAGCACTGGTTCTTCTGTGGCGTCCGCCCCGACCAACGTAGTTGTCAATGTGGATGCAAAAGGCACGCAAGCGCAAGGTAATGATGCCAATGCAAATGCCCTTGGTCGAGTGGTGGCAAATGCAGTGCAAGAAGAAATCATTCGCCAGAAGCGTCCTGGCGGCCTCCTCGCCTAATCCTTCTTAAACTAATTCAATGGCCACTTTTACTACGCAACCAAGCCGTTCTGCGCGGGCGACAGTTAAGCCCACTATTAGAACAACAAAGTTGGGCGATGGTTACGAACAACGCCTTGCTTTTGGTTTGAACAGAAGGCCTGAAGAATGGTCACTCACTTTTCATGCTCGCTCGACCACTGAACGTGACACTGTGCTTGATTTTTTCGAAGCACGCAATGGCACTGAAAGTTTTGATTGGACCACTCCCAATGGCGACGCCGGA